TAACACACCATGCAATACACGCTCCTTAACGACACCGGGCTTTGTTACTTAAAGCTGTGGGAGTTGCTTAAAGACGACGACTTCTTACTGGACATGCCGCTTCAGTACGTTAAGGAAGATTGGTTCTACCAACAACTCGATATGGCCATCGAGAGAGCCGTTTACCACAATGAATCATCTCCTCTGTATGAGACGATTCTGATGCCAGTTAAACACCTAACTGAAAGTGGTGCGGCGTTAGTAGAACCCACGTTGTCTTTGCATCTTTCCTATCCATTGAAAGTAGGCGATTCTGTTATCAACTTCCCCTACATTCGTTATACCATCACCCTTCTCACTTAATAGGAGCATCAATGATCACCGTAAACGAAGGTGACATCGTTGACTTCAGTTTGATGACCGACACGGTTCTCGGAGGTAAACGCACAGGTGTTACTGTGGCAGTTCCTCCGATGAACTACAGTGCGGCCACCCGACTGGATCCCGAGCTTAACAACAAGCACAAAAACATGTTCCCTTTCTTCCGAGACAAGGTGGACAATGTTGATGATCCTGCGAAGTACAAATACTTTGCAGTTGAGAATGCCAACGGTGTTTTAGAAGTCATTGGTGTTCCCTGGGTCATGGATACCACGTACAAACCTATTCTCACACGTGAGGTTACGTTTGTTGTGCATAACTTCCGCGAAGAGTGGCGCGGCACGATTCAGACAATGCTCAAGAATCTCGGTGCCAACTTTACTACGCTGGATAGCACAGACGTTAAATAAATAAAGGTAATAATTTACTGCTATTCCCATGGTAGGGAATAGCAGTTCATACTTTTATTTTTTTCTCTGAGGTATTTGTGGAAACAACAATTAATCCATTTAAAAATGCCGACTATACCGCAGATCGAGATTTTCTTAAATTCTATCACGAACAGATCGCCTATTACCTTTCCCACCATTATAAAACATCATCAGCAAAAATGCTGAAGTGGGTGAAGCATGTCTTCAAGGTAAACCATAACGGATTCAGAGAGGTCAAATTTAAAGTACTTGAGAAAAACAAGTACGGTGACCGTGAAATCAAAGTTAAGGGCGCTCGGGAATTCTTCGCCGGTGTAGAGGAAAAGAATCTGCACTTGAGTCCATCGTTTGTTGGTTACACTAACTACGATGAGTGTCCGTCGGTTAACGCCCTGGGTACTGAAAAGTACATTGCAGATCGCGGCAAATATAAGAAGCTGCGTAGCAAGGCGAGTCTTGAGAAAGACGACTACGGCTATAAAACGTATAACGAAATCCAGAACGCTTTGAAGATCTTTAACAACGCGCAGTCTGGAGCAATGTCATCTAACGGTACACCGATTCGTAACAAGTCGGGGCATACCACGTTAACCAGTACCTGTCGTACGGTAACGTCAACCGTGAACTTAATGAATGAACGTCTGTTGAACGGTAACCGACTCTTCATTAACTATAAGAAAACATTGCAGCACATGGTGGCAGTGCTACGATCAACGAACTTCCCGAAACTGCTTGCGGTCATGGAGCGGTTGAAGATGGTTCATGCCACCGTAGATCAAGTCATGGATATGATCTACCGTTGCACCAAGTACTACTGGAGCAACAAAGAGAACTACGAGAAGCTGCGTAACTTCGTGGAGATGTTGAATCCAGAAGAGCGCACAGCCATCCTGTGTGTTGGTGACCTGCAAGGGTTGTTTGTAACCAACCACGGCGTGATTCGTGAGTTCCTGGACGACTGGATGAAAGTGCCGGAGATCCCTGAGGGTAAAACCAAAGATGACTTCGTTGCACCAGCGGATGGCGATTACTATACGCTGTGTATCACCAAGATCGGGCAGGAGAGTTCTAAACTTGAAATCAATGCGTTGAACCAGTGGCATCTCGAAGTTGAGAAGAAGTGGTTTGATTTCATTGAAGTGTTCTTCAAGACCAAAACGGCGGTGAGTGATGTTTACTCGGTAACCGAGATGGTGCGTGAAGCGGTACTGACCTCAGATACTGACTCCTCTATTTATAGTGCGGATGATGTCTGTAACATGTACGGCGGAACACCAGAAGCCATGATCGTGTTGAACGGTGTGTTGACGTACTTCATTCGCTTAATGGCGATTCATCAGCACGCACAGCTCAGCAAGAACATGAACGTCTCGGATTGTAACCTGTATAACTTAAACATGAAGAACGAGTACCTGTTCGGTTCATACGTTACAACACTGATGTCCAAGCACTACTACGCAACGCAGTTGATGCAAGAAGGCGTAATGCACTCCAAGATCAAGATGGAGATCAAGGGTGTTCATTTACGTTCGTCGAAGGTGGCCAAGGTTATTAAAGACTTTGCGCACAAGCTCATGCGTGACATCCTGGATGTTATTTATAACAAACAGAAGATGGATGCCTCTATTCTGATGCACAACGTAGCAGAACTGGAGCGAGTCGTTATCGACGGTATCAACGCAGGGGATTGGGTGTGGCTCAGCAAACAAACCATCAAAGATAAGGAAGTGTATTCCAATCCAGAAGGCAGCGTGTACCAGTACCATGAACTGTGGGAAGAGGTATTTGCTGACAAGTACGGTGCGGCACCACCAATCCCGTATGTTGGGGTTAAGGTGAACACAGACTTGACAACGAAGGCGCGTTTGGAAGAGTACCTGACAGCATTGGGTGATTGTGAAATCAAACATCGCTTGAAGGCATACTTGGAAGCGAAAGGTCAGGATAAGTTAACGACGTTCTACGTTCCTGTTGACAACCTCTTGACAATCCACACCATTCCAGAGGAGATCATTAAAGGTACAGACACTCGTCGTATCGTGAAGCAGAACTTGAAATCTGTGTACGCGGTATTGGAGTCTGCTGGTCTTTATGTCGCCAACAAAAACATCACCCGTCTGGTGTCAGACGAACACTAAAACAAACATAATACTATGTGTAGCTACTGGCATTGCCAGTAGCTATTATTTATGCGTTTATCAGGTCAAGTTGTTTTAACAATGCCAAGGCGTGTTTACGGAATTTCGGATCATCAATCTGTTTCCAGCGACTTTCTACCAGCGGAACGAACTGTTTAATCATGCCCGACGTACTGTCTGGTGTATAACTGAGTTCATTACACAATGCAAAGTAAATCTGGTAATACTTCACCGCATTGAGTTCGAACCCCCAGATACGATTAGGACTGTAGCTGAGATCGTACTGGCCGACATCAAAGAACCCTACTAGCTCACGGGTCATTTCAGTGTCGAGGTAGGACTTTAACAACAGGTTGGTTTTCCACGTACTGGTTTTCAACGCCTTGACATAATAACCCAGCATGTCGAGTAATTGATCACGGACACCCACCACAGTGAAGTCCACACCTTCACCTAACAGCAGATCACTGTAACCCGCACGATTAACGATATGCGCATGCAGCGCGTTGAAGTAGGCGAGCTGATTGTGTTGGATACCAAACTTCGGTGTAACCACGTTAGCCAGGAAATGATGAATACCATGACCGTCATATTTCGGATCGTTCATGTACATCCACCAACCCACCGCTAACTCTACAATGTTAAGCCCGATATAGGCAAAGTCATTGCTGTAGTCAAACGTCTGCTGTCTTTCACGTTCACCACTTGGATTGTAGCTCCAGGTAGTAATAGTGGAATAAACAGGAACCAGTGGGTCGAGATCATTTAACGTGAGTTTCTTTAAGTCACGATTATTTTCTAACAGGCAAAACGATTCTGTACAGTCACCGTAGAAGATGACGTCACGGTGAGAACTTTCTCTGTTGTTATCAGAAATAATCTTAAAAGCAGAACACAGTGACCGACTGCGGAACTTGGCATAGATCGTTACATACTCTAAGGTCCACGTGGGGTCAATGGCTAATGTCTGCAACAACCCTACCAGCATGTTCTGGTTAAATAAGTTCAGGTTCTTTTCACTAATGCGCTTCCACATCTGACGGACGTTGTAGTCGTTATTACGTACAAGGTTATTAATCAGCGGGTAACGCATTGGGGAAAGTCGTAAACTTACGGAAGTATCGACTAAGATAGTTTTCATAATTTTTTACCAGCATTACCTATTATATGTACACACACGCGGGCAACCGTGTGAATCCGGGGTCACCACGCATATTTCGTTATTTACATAACATTTTGCATGTCCCAAAAATATTTCAAGTCTACATTACTTGAGTGTATAAACCATAATGATATTTCATTGACTGCATATCTTATTGTGTTTCTACATTCGAATGTAACAAGAAACCTTTAAATAATCCAAAGTAAATAATGGAGAAGTAAAATGGGCGTTAACCAAAACAATGGCGGTAGCAATGCATGGGAAGACAACGGCGATAACAACAGCCGTACCCAGGACCGCAATACCCAATCAAACGGACTGACGAGTCTGCTGGGTCTGCTGGGTCAAACCTCTTCCACCTTTACTGGTCGTTCTATCCCTGAGATGAACAAAGTCCAGGAAGAGCTGCAGAAGATCTTCAAACAGCGTCGCGAAGACAAACTCAATACGCTGAAAGCGAAAATCGTTCCTGAGATCGATCTGATCAACCCGAACGTTTCTCCGATTCTCCCTGGCCTGGTGCTGTGGATGAAACAAGAGAACACCATCTACATCGCGCCGTTCCTGTTCTACGCTAAGAACATGATCGTTGACGTTGAAGAAGTGGTGATGTACACTCAGCAAACTTCGCATCGCGTAAACGTGCCGCGCACTCCGTCTGCTTATATCGATAAGCGTCTGAACGCAGAGCTGGTACAGCAGTTCAAATCCAACCACAACTCTACTGCTGCGGTAGTACAGATCGCGGCTGGCGTGATCAACCTGGAAAACTACGGCGACATCCGTAACGATGAGAAACGTGTCATCGACAAAATCCAGGCGTACATGGATCGCGAGTGGGAAACTGGTATCCTGATCGAGCTGGTTCGTCAGACTGCTAAAACTGATGGCGCTAAACTGCCTTCTCCGTTCTTCAGCAATCAGCCTTACGGCGCGAACGGTACTGCGGATGCGCGTATCACTCCGATCACTGCTCCGCTGCATGGCGAGAACGGTGTTATCCTGCCTTCCAACATGGAAGTGTCTGTGGTAACTACCAACCCGAACCAGTACGGTACGCCGAACAACAACAACGCTGACAACACTCCACGTGAAGTCTGCCGCGTTCACGCGAACGTATCTCTGCTGCCGGTAAACCATCAGGAATACCTGAACAACATCCGTCGTGCCAATATCAACCCAATGGGTCTGGGTGGTCCGATGAATGATGGCTACCGTCCATTCCGTCCGTGCATCGGTCTGAACAACGCAGTGGCTGGTCCGCAGATGAACTCAAACGGTGGTATCATTCCGTTCCTGATGGGTCTGTATGTGCTGATGTGTGCGAACAACCGTTACGCATTCGCCGACGTTCTGCGTCGCGCTAAGTGTGGCGTTCGTGGTAACCTGGTTAACCTGGAACCGCGTCTGGACAAACTGTTCTCGGAGAACCACATTCCGCGTCTGGTTGGTCAGAACAGCACCAAGCTGGACAACAAGAACATCATCGATATCGAACTGGTGAACCGTTGGATCCAGCAGCACATCATGCAGCAGGCGATCTTCACTGTGCCTGTACTGCCTACCGGTGCTAACTCCGCGCTGACCAAACTCCTGATTGACCTGAACAACCCGGCTACCAAAGCTGACGCTGTGAAAGCAATCATGACTGCGGCAGATGCCATCTCCAACGGTGCTTTCTCTAAAGCAGCTGCGGCGAACTCTGGCTCTGACAGCAAAGGTTGGAACCCAACCAAGCCGATCTACCACGCATCAAACATCCTGGTTGTCGACGGTACTGCGCGCTTCAACGGCGAGCTGTTCAACCTGGGCGAACTGGATGAGATGTCAGTACATCACTTCGCGGGTCCTAACGGCGGTCCAAACGCAGACGTGTTCCTGCGCACCATGTATCAGCAGAACGATCGTGAAAACCTCAAAGCTCGTCAGCAGCGCCTGCGCATCATGCTGACCGAAGCGATGAACCTGAGCGATCTGGAAATCAACGGCTTCGGTCGTGTAGCTGTCATGGATCCAGGCTTCATGAACCTGCTGGGTACTGTGTTCTCTACCATCGGTACGCTGAACACCAGCTCTATCAACGGTAACTTCATGAACGGCGACGCGACCTTCGCGCCAGGTACTTCACTGGCCGTAGACTATGTTGCTGGCGTGAACACCAATCAGCAGGGCGGCGGTACCTGGGACGCTTACAACGTTCTGTAATTGACAACGTTGTAGGTATCCTGCAAGGATAGGTGAGTTGGGGGGTGACCTCCAACTCATTTCCTTTTCTTTATTTTTTAGGTGAAATATGTTTCCAACCCCAACTCCTGAACTCGAAAGAGTGATCGCTAAACTGACCTCTCCCGATTTGGTTGATATGAACCCTATCGCAAAGTTCAAAGAGTATGCTCAAGGTGTTGAACATCGTCTTCCCGATGATTTGAAATTTATTACACCGCATTATCCTGACTTCGAGGATTATAATTATCTGCATGATACGTCGGAATCTACCCCGATTTATCTCAATGATTATGACCTCAACATTGAAGAGGATCGCAATCGGTTAGCTGCTCTGACTCGCATGGAGTTCAACGGCAATACCTTTATGCAGATCGCTCAGTGTAGTCCGGGGTGCGGGACACTGAAAGGCAACTACTTAGTCGGTAGCGGTATCAGCTGTCCAAACTGTGGTAACACGGTAGAACTTCATTATGATAAGCAACACGAAGTCGGCCTGTGGATTAAAGCTCCTGAAGGTGTTGACGCGTTTGTAAGTCATTCTTTCTATAACACGTTCTTCTCTTCTATCTGTGTGGTGAAGCAAGGTTCCCAGCGCATTATCATTGCGCGCTATTTCATGGACCCGACCTATCGCCGTGAGATTAAGAAGAAGCATGCGGTTACGGAAATGTTGTTACTGAACATTCTCAAGGAACTGGGAATTGAAGATATCAGCATGAATGGTTTCTATCGGAACTGTGAATTGCTCATGGCCTACTTCTTGACTGGCCCTGGCGCGAAACACACGGGATTGAAAGAACGATCGCTCGAAGCCTGGACATTCTGGAACCGATTTAAGCACAAAGCTTTCTTCAACTATCTGAAAGTTCCAAGTCGTTTCTCCACCATTCTGGAGCATAACGAACGCGGGACCTGGGGCGTTGAAGGACAGCCAGAAACCAAACAGATCTATTACACCATCGCTGCGTGTAAACGATCCAGTGAGTTCTATGACCTCACTGAACAGGACAAACGCCGAAACTGTGGTATCGTGGGTGCCAAGCTTATTGAACTCACTGATATGTATATGAAGAAGTTGAACCGACGCAACATCTTTCACAAAAAGGCAATCAGTCGTAAACACATCTGTTCGGGTAACTTGCCTGTAACAGGTCGCCGTGTTATCACCTCTATCACAGGGTTGATCGATCCTAATCAGATCGTGGTACCGTGGAAGCTGGCAGTGTCGGCGCTGGCAGTACACATTACCAACGAGCTTTACCGTAAAGGGTTCACGCCGCTTAAAGCGATGCGCCATCTCAATATCACCGCCTACAAAGTGGATGACGTTGTAGATGACTTCCTGCGTCGCATGGAAGAGCAGCGTAAGATCCTGGGTAAATCTCACCGAAATCCCTCAAACGAATATCTGAGTATCAAAGCGTTCTGGGTGGCCGTGAACCGTAGCTTGGATGACGAAAGTCTGAAGATCTCGATTCTGGCGTGTCCGTCTTATAACGCTGACTTCGATGGCGACCAAATGCCAATTCGTTTCTGTCTGGATAAAGAATCAAAAGCGAAAGCCTATGGTTCGTTCGGTCATCACCAAACCCTGGATAAGAATGTTCCGTTCCGTGTAAGTGGATTGGCAGGTATGCCGGCAACCCACCTCATGAACCTGAACATGATGATGCATGCGATTAAACCGGAATTGGATAATGAATAGCTCTGATTTATTTGCGTTCGCGGTATCTGGCTCGCAGACTGAACAGTCTATTGGTCAATACCAAGCCTTCGTTAGCCAAACCAATGCGGTACAACCCACAGGGATCTCTGACTGGCTGAAGAGCAAAGTTGATGGACTCCAACAGTCTTTCACTGGCTTTGTTAATTCACGCTTGTGGGAGTATTCGTCACGACTGCTCGGTGAAGGGTCGGGTGAATATGTGGGTCGGTATGATATCGGCTATCTGCGAACAGTTGATGGTTTGCAGAGCGCTGAAGGTCTGATGCGGAATTACATCATGGCCAATCCTGAAGTGATGCAGCTGTATAAAGATGACATCATTGACGGTTATGGTGGTGAGTTCTCTGCACTGTGTAGTGGTATCGGTCG